AATTCATGAGCAAAGCAGACGAATTGGGATTGACTCCCGAAGAGGCCGCGGAACACTACGAGAAGATGTCGGGCGGTGCACACGCAGGCAAATTCGAGGGTAACCAATTTGCACAGGCAGTACAGAAAGCCAAGGCCGCAGGCATGAAAGCAGGCGACAAGTTTAAAGTGGGTGACCAGGAGTACACTCTGAAGGATGCCATAGAACTTGCTGGCCTACAGTTGGAAGACTTCTATTCAGAAGAAGAACAGGCATACGACTCACAGATCGGTCGTATAAAAAACCTCGCATTTTACCAATAAGGTATCTTTTATAGAATACTATGCAAGTACATAGTAAAGACTACCTTTATTCTGTGAAGTTAAATTCCATAGACAATCAGCAACTCGCTTCATATAGTTTAGAAGTAGAAAAATTATTAAAAAGTAAACTGGCACATTTAGAAAATACCGGATGGTACGGTACGTTTACAACTGCCAATCATAGGAAATATAATTTTTTAACCTTTCCAAACAGACAAGTGTCTGTGCTCTATCACGAAATAGTAAAGAATGTAACTCCGTTGTTGGATGATAGGGCCTATGTGATAAAATCTTGGCTAAACGTTTTTAGAAAAGGAGAAAAAGTTGACTGGCACAAACATTGGCCTGCCGATAAAAAAGTATGGCATGGATTTTACTGTGTACAAGTAGGGAATAGTTACACAGAATATCAAATTCCAAATACAGATAAAATTATCAAAGTAGTCAGCAATGAAGGTCTTTTAGTTGTGGGTAAAAGCGATAACGATAGACATAGAAGTTCATTGTGGAATGAAGAGGATAGACCCAGAATAACTATCGCTTTTGATGTTGTGCCTATTGATTCTGTCGACGATCCCTTAGAAATAAATCATTTCATACCATTTAAACTATAATATTACCAATAATAGTAGTAGACTTTAGATAAATAACACTGTATATTATTCAGTATATGTCTAATATACATTTAGGCAAACAACAACATAGGCACAATAAAGGAGGCTTACATTATGGCATCATTGGCTGAAATAAGAGCGAAGTTAAAATCTCAAGAAGTGAATCGCTCCACTTCCAACACAGGCGGAGACAACGCCATCTACCCACACTGGAATATCTCAGAAGGTTCTGAAGCAGTGGTTAGGTTCTTACCGGACAAGGACGAGACCAACACATTCTTCTGGACTGAAAGGAACATGATCAAGTTACCGTTCGCAGGTATCAAAGGTCAGACTGATTCGAGACCAGTGACAGTGCAAGTACCGTGCATGGAAATGTATGGGAAAACTTGTCCAGTACTCACAGAGGTGAGACCGTGGTTCAAAGACAAGAGCATGGAAGACATGGGCAGAAAATACTGGAAAAAGAAAAGTTACATTTTCCAAGGTTTTGTCACAACGAATCCACTAACAGAAGACTCAACACCTGAGAATCCAATCAGAAGATTCATCATTGGACCTCAGATCTTCAACATTATCAGAGGGGCACTTATGGATCCAGAGATGGAAGAAATGCCAACTGATTACTTGAAGGGTGTAGACTTCAGGATTACTAAGACAACAAAAGGTGGTTATGCAGACTACTCAACATCAAAATGGTCAAGAAGAGAAAGACCGTTGGACGAGGCCGAGAGAGCCGCGATCGACACACATGGGTTACATAACCTAGGTGATTTCAGACCAAAAGAACCAACCGAAGCAGAGGTAAAGATAATCAAAGAATTATTTGAGAAATCTGTTGAAGGTGAGGCTTATGATCTTGAGCAGTATGGACAGTACTTCAGACCAGCGGGCGTGGCTTATCAAGGTAAACCACAAGTGGCAGTACCAACAGCATCGGCTCCAGTGGCAACACCAGTGGCAGAAGCGGCCCCAACAGCGGCTCCAGTTACTGAATCTGCACCAGCACCACAACCTGAGGCGGCTCCGGCAACGGCGGCACCGGCGGGCGACAGTGCCAAGAGAGCGGAAGACATCTTGAAGTTGATTAGATCAAGACAAGCAAAATAATCTGACATTTTACCAAGGCCTTGATATTGACTGTCAGGGCCTTGTGTAATATAATAAGAGCATGAACAATATTAAGAAAGCGATCGAATGGATCTTATACAAACAGATACCGGCATGGGTGTTGGTAGTATTAGTGATCATTTGGATCTTACTATAGGACGATAACAATGACAAAAGTGTTTGACGCAACCAAATTTAGAAAGAGCATAACAAAATCAATACAGGGTCTGGGCATAGGATTCAGCGACCCCACAGATTGGATATCAACAGGAAACTATGCGCTGAACTATCTGATGACCAGCGACTTTAACAAAGGAATTCCTCTAGGCAAGGTCACAGTACTTGCCGGTGAGTCAGGTGCGGGTAAATCATACATAGCATCAGGAAACATAATCAAGAACGCACAGGAACAGGGAATCTTTGTGATCTTGATCGACACAGAGAACGCACTCGATGAGACATGGTTGCAGGCGCTGGGTGTTGACACTTCGGAAGAAAAACTCTTAAAATTGAGTATGTCTATGGTAGACGATGTGGCCAAGACCATATCTGAATTCATGAAAGGTTACAAGGAACAACACGCTGATAACAAAGAGGGCGCACCAAAGGTTTTATTCGTCATAGACAGTTTGGGAATGATGTTAACACCAACAGACGTGAACCAGTTCGAAGCGGGAGACATGAAAGGTGACCTAGGTAGAAAACCTAAGGCCTTGACAGCACTCGTGAGGAACTGTGTTAACATGTTTGGTAGTTGGAACGTTGGGCTGATAGCGACCAACCACACATACGCATCACAGGACATGTTTGATCCAGATGACAAGATATCGGGCGGGCAGGGATTTATCTATGCATCAAGTATAGTTGTTGCAATGAAGAAACTTAAACTTAAAGAAGATGAAAAAGGTAACAAGGTAACAGACGTAAGAGGTATAAGAGCGGCCTGTAAAGTCATGAAGACCAGGTATGCAAAACCTTTCGAAGGTGTGCAAGTGAAGATTCCTTATGACACTGGTATGGATCCATACAGTGGACTGGTGGACTTGTTTGAGAAAAAAGGTTTGCTAGTACAGACAGGAAACAGATTGAAGTATATTGATAAAGCAGGTAAAGAACACATAGACTTTAGGAAAGCATGGGTTGGAGATAAATTAGATATGATTATGGCAGAGTTCAAAGAAGGAGCACCAGTTGAACAGCCAGAAGAAATAAAAGAGGAAACTAAAGAGTAATGATCGACTTTACACACGAAGACATTGAAAGGTTGTGGGATTCTGTGGTACACTACGTACCTGAAAGACAAAAATTAGATATGGCAATCGATTTCATAAAAAGCCTAGAGGACATCGGTGTTGAACACGATGAGATAAAAGCGTCTGCTGAATACGATCCAAAACTAGAAGAAGCAATCAACACTGTGTTCGAGGAAGACGAAGAGTCAGACGGATACGGCGAAGATGATTAATTGGTATAACGAAGTCAGCAGGAACCTAAGCAAGATACCAGACTGCATAGCACATTTTGACAAGGAACTAATAGAAGCGAAGAAACAGTGCAAGATATATGGCAATCTAGAGAAAGCCAGTGCGGCACTACCGGGCATAGTTGAAGAAAGATTTGGCCAATTACAGCAGTTAGAGGCAATACTAGAATATCTAAACATAGAGTTGAGAAGATTGAGATCAAAAACGTTTAGGAAATATTTAGAAAATTACAACAGAGCGTTATCAAGCAGAGATGCAGAAAAATATGTCGACGGCGAGGATGATGTAGTGGACATGGACAAGATTATAAACGACTTTGCTTTGATGAGAAACCAATGGCTAGGCATCACTAAAGGACTGGATCAGAAACAATGGCAGATCACAAACATTGTTAAACTGAGAGTGGCAGGAATGGAAGATGCAGACATCAAATAGAATCATACTTACAGACGTAGATGGTGTTTTATTGGAATGGGAACACCATTTCACTAAATGGATGTTGCAACGAACACTGTTTGATGACAAAGGTGCAAGATATCATCCGTACAGATTGTTGCCAAACAAAGAAAACACATACGAAATGGCAGAAAGATTTGGCTTAACAAAATCTCAGATCCGGAGAGAGATAAGAGAATTCAATCGCAGTGCATGGATGGGTACACAACGTCCAATGCTGGAATCACAGACATGGGTAAAACTATTGGCGGCCGAAGGCTGGACGTTTATTCCCATAACTTCACAGACTTCAGACATACCAGCACAACAACTTCGTAAGAAAAGATTAGGCGAACTTTTTGGCGAACACATATTCACAAATTACCATATTCTCGGAACAGGGGCGGACAAAGACAGTGCATTAGCGGAGTTTCACAACACCGGACTGTATTGGGTCGAGGACAAGCCTCATAACGCTGTAGCCGGGCTCAAATACGGTTTAAAGCCTATATTAATAGACCACCCATACAATCAAGACTTTGATCATCCTGACGTTATACGTGTAAGTAATTGGAAAGAGATACACCAAATACTTTCAGGAAGAAAATGAA